CCTATCAGTGAGTATTGTAAGAAAGGTATTTGTGTTAAGAAAAAGTATGGAGTCTTAGCAGGATCAAAAGGTTCTTACCCTGTATTAACAAATTTAAAAAAAGTAGATCTAGATCCAGAACCAGAATATGAATTCGATGTAACAAAACCAGATGGTATTGGTACAGCAACAGTGCATTGTAGATCTGTTGAACATCTAAACGATCAGCGTAAACGTAGAAACTCAATAGCAAAAGCTGCAGGATTCTTACCACCATTAATCAAAGGGGATCAAGAACAAACAGTTATGGATGCATTGTATGCAACACAAAAGATAGTACATCCACCTGTAGGTACATCACCAAAAGAAAAATTACATGACGTATTACATGCAAAAATAAATGGACCAAGAGCTACAAGTGATGCTGCATTTAAAACTGGATCTGTATTGATAGAGAATGACATGGCATACTTTAAGTTTGATAAATTTTTTGACAAGCTAAGATCTAAGAATTGGAAGTATACAGAAGATAAGACAGGTAGAATGATGCAGGTAACATACAAAGATTGTCAGATAGAATTTTTAGAACAGAAAAGATATCCATCAAAAGAATCTGGTAAATATAATTCATCTACTAAGAATGTTGTACAAATAGATATCAAAGCATTTGAAGAAGTACCTATACACCATACAAAAATAATACATAAGACGGAGATAATGTGATCAGTAGAAAATTATTCGGGCCTCCGGGAACAGGGAAAACAACCAAGCTTTTAAATTATGTGAAGACATTTTTAAAACTAGGTACACCTATTGACAAGATAGGATACTTTGCATTTACAACTAAAGCTGCAAACGAAGCTGTTGAAAGAATGTTAGATTATCATACAGCATTAGAGAAAAAAGATTTAAAATATTTTAGGACCCTACACTCACTAGCATTTACACGACTTGGTCTAAAGAAATCAGAAGTATTACAAGACGAACATTACGAAGATATAGGTAGACAACTAGGTATAGAAATGACTGTCTATTCTAATGGCCAGGAAACAACAGGATTTGTAGATTCTAATAGCGAATACTTTAATCTGATTAATGCAGCTAGGATCAAAGAGATATCAATAGAAGATGAATACAATACAGATATGTATTCACAAGAGATGAATAAGCAATTGTTACAAATTATTTCAGATGAATTACAGAACTACAAAGACTCATATAAACTAGTAGATTTTACGGACATGATTGAGAGATTTAATGTGTCCGAATTGTGTCCAAAGTTTGACGTAGCTTTTATAGATGAAGCACAAGATCTATCACCAATACAATGGAAAATGGTAGAGATTATCAAGAAAAACAGCAAATATGTTATATTAGCAGGCGATGATGATCAAGCAATTTATGGCTGGGCAGGCGCAGATGTAAAAAAATTTCAGCAAGAAATTTCAAAGAAAGACATAATTTTGCCACAATCTTACAGGGTTCCACAGTCAGTACAGAACATAGCAAATCAGATATTAGACAGAATACCTGACCTAAAAAGAGTGCGTAAACAATGGAAAGCAAGAGATGAGAAGGGAAATGTAGAGTATATTACAGATATTGATGGGTTGCCATTACACCAGGGACAATGGCTTATACTTGCAAGATACAACGACAGACTTACAAAACTTATGCCAGATCTAAAAGATCGAGGTGTTTACTTCCAATATAAAAACAGAAAAAGTTATAAAGTATCTTTGTTTAGAACCATTCTAAACTATATTCGATGGCAAAAAGGTGAGTTGTTATCTCTGTCTGAAGTAAAAGATGTTTTAGAATGTGCAAATAGTAATTTAAAACCAACAGAAGAAAAGATGTATGACCTATCAGAACTTACATTTTCAAAAGATATAGAGTGGTTTGATGAATTTAATGTAGACTATGAAGAATGTCTATACATACGAGAAATGTTACGTATGGGTGAAAAATTATCTAAAGATGCAAGAGTAAAATTATCTACAATGCACGCAGCAAAAGGTGGTGAGGCAGATAATGTTTTATTAATTTTAGATAATACAAAAACAATCAGAGAATCAGCTGAAAAAAATGAAGACAAAGCTGATGAAGAAAACAGAGTGTGGTACGTAGGTGTAACAAGGACCAAACAAAACCTTTACATCATGTCAGCACGTAAGGAGGATAGAGGTTATGACATCGAAAGTTTGGGATAAGCAGCACGGCGGGAGTCACTATCAGAAATATAAAATTCAACCCAGTAAGTTTGTAGTGGAGAATGAGTTGTTATATCCTGAAGGTTGTGCTATAAAATATATTATTAGACATCGTGATAAAGGAAAGAAACAAGATCTATTGAAAGCTATACATTTTATAGAAATGATAATTGAAAGGGACTACAATGAAAATTCCTAAGTTCGAAGCACAAACAGAATGGAATATTCCTACAGAATTTCCTGACTTACGACAAGTAGATGAGATTGCAATTGACCTGGAGACAAAAGATCCAGATTTAATTAAAAGAGGATCTGGTTCTGTAATTGGTAATGGTGAAGTTATAGGTATCGCTGTTGCAACAAAACATTACAAAGGATACTTTCCTATTGCTCACGAAGGTGGTGGCAACATGGATAGAAAGAGAGTCTTATCTTGGCTCAAAGATATATTAGAAGCACCATCAACAAAAGTTTTTCACAACGCAATCTATGATGTGTGTTGGTTAAAAGCTATGGGTTTTAAAATCAATGGTGACATAGCCTGCACAATGATAGCTGCAGCTGTGACTGATGAAAATAGATTTAGATATGATCTCAATAGTTTATCGTGGCATTACCTGGGTTATGGTAAAAACGAAGCTGCATTAGCAGAAGCTGCATCTGAATGGGGTATCAATCCTAAATCAGAAATGTACAAACTACCATCAATGCATGTTGGTGCATACGCAGAACGTGACGCTGAAGTTACATTAGGACTTTGGCAAGAAATGAAAAAAGAAATTATCAATCAAGATCTTGAAGATATATTTGATCTAGAGTCTGATCTGTTTCATTGTTTGGTTGACATGAGATTCAAAGGTGTACGTGTAGATACAGAACGTGCATACCAGATGAAAAAAGAAATGAAGAAAGCAGAACAAGAATTATTACATAAGATAAAAGGTGAAACAAATATTGATACGCAGATCTGGGCAGCTAGATCTATTGCAAATGTATTTGATATGTTGAGACTAGAATATCCAAGAACAGAAAAAACTGCAGCACCAAGTTTTACAAAAAACTTTTTACAAGAACACAAACACCCTGTAGTAAATATGATTGCACAGGCAAGAGAAATAAACAAAGCACACACAACTTTTATAGATTCTATTTTACGTCACGAACACAAGGGTAGAATACATGCAGAGATAAACCAGTTAAGAAATGCAGGTGGTGGTACAGTTACAGGTAGGTTCTCTTACCAGAACCCTAATCTGCAGCAAATTCCTGCCAGAAACAAGGATCTTGGACCTAAGATAAGGTCATTATTTATACCCGAGGAGGGCCATACATGGGGTGTATTTGACTATTCTCAGCAAGAGCCTAGGCTGGTAGTGCATTATGCTTCTTTGTACAAATTACCCTCTGTTAACGATGTAGTAGATTCCTATCAAACAGATGCTAACTCAGACTTTCACCAGACCGTAGCAGATATGGCTGACATACCTAGATCACAAGCTAAAACAATTAACCTTGGATTATTCTATGGTATGGGTAAAGCTAAGCTGCAAGCAGAGCTAGGAGTAACTAAAGAAAAAGCAGCAGATCTATTTAATCAGTATCATGCTAAGGTCCCTTTTGTTAAACAGCTTATGGACAAGGCATCTAACAGAGCTCAGGACAGAGGTCAGATAAGAACTCTGCTGGGTAGACTGTGCAGGTTTCATCTATGGGAACCTAATAGTTTTGGTATGCATAAGGCCATGACACACGAAGATGCACTCAGGGAACACGGACCAGGGATTAAGAGAGCTTATACATACAAAGCATTGAACAAATTAATTCAAGGTAGCGCAGCTGACATGACTAAGAAAGCAATGTTAGAATTATACAAAGAAGGTATCATACCACACATACAGATTCATGATGAACTTGATCTATCCATTGAGAATGACGCACAAGCTAAAAAGGTAATTGAAATTATGGAGCATGCTGTTACACTAGAGGTACCCAATAAAGTAGACTATGAATCAGGAAAAAATTGGGGTGAGATAAATGATTAATTATGGCTTACTTAAATGCAAACGTACCAGTAACTTATGCGCAAATTAGAAGAGAGTACCTGTATGATATGCAAAAGCATCACGGAGAAGTTGAAGACTGTGTTGTCTTTGGTCTTAGCGCTATTACAGGTCGCGCTGTTTTATTCCATGCAATTATGGAGAATGGCGCTGTCTTTTATCGTCTCCCGATTTCTGCCTTCATACAGAGAGGTTTTAGACCGGAAGATGTTCCTCAACGTAGACTTGATGAACTTCAGTTATGGAATTGTTTTAGTTATTATCCTGCTGTTACTAGTTGGGATATTTTAGACGGACAAGCCGGTAAGTATATCGGAAAAGATAAGAAATGGCACCCAGGA